TATAATATATATAGAAAAAGGAAGTGATTAAAATTATGACACTTACAAGAAAACAATGTATATTATTACTTGATATGGTCAAAGCAAGTATAGAGAGAGCTGCATCTAGCGGTATTCCAATAGGAAAAGAATATTACAATGATATTGATGAAATAAAAGAAAAATTATATCAAGAAATAAATAGGAGGGATAAAGATTGATTATTAATGATATTAAAACTATTGAATAGATTCCTCTTGGTCGAGCTCAAGATTTAACTCAAAAAATTTTTGAAAATTTTCAACCATTATACAGAATAAAAAACACTTCTAATAAAACATACTGGCTTTGTAAATGCAATTGCGGTAATTATTTTACTGCTGATGCTTTTTATATCAATTCTGGACGGACTCAATCTTGCGGTTGTAAAAAAACTGAAGCTCAATTATCTAGTTATAAAAACTCTAAAAGATATATTGATTTAACTAATCAAAAATTTGGAAAATGGCTTGTATTAAAAGAGGTTGAAAATAAAAGATATTCTAATGGCCATCGCATGTGGGAATGTCAGTGTGAGTGTGGCACCATTCGAATAATTGATACTTCATCTCTTAGAACTGGAAATAGTAAATCTTGTGGCTGTGAAGTAAAAAATCGACTCGGAAAACCTTCTAATAATTTAATTGGTAAAAAATTGGATAAATTACTCGTTTTAGAAAAAACTAATAGTAGCGATTTAAAAAATGGAGTAATTTGGAAATGTCAATGTGATTGTGGAAATATTTGCTATAAAACTACATCAAGTTTGCATAAAAGTCTAATTAATTCTTGCGGATGTGTAACTTTAAGTAAGGGTTGTTATGAAATAGAGCAAATTTTAAAATCTAACAATATTACTTTTATAAAAGAATATAAATTCGCTGATTGTTTTTCAATTAATCCACTACCTTTTGATTATTTTTTACCAAATTATAATTTATTAATAGAATTTGATGGAGAACAACATTTTATTAATAAACCTCATTTTGAAGAAATCGAAAAGATACATTATAAAGATATGATAAAAAATGAATATTGTTTTAAAAACAATATTTTATTAATTAGAATTCCATATAATTATTCTAGTTTATCTATTGAAGATTTATTACCTGATTCAAAATTTATTTTAAATAATGATAATTATAAATACTATTATGAAGAAAGGGGATTGCTATGCAATTAAGTAATAAATAGGAACTCGGACTAAAAATTGCCGTTCAACGCTATAAAGCGGGTGAACCTTGGACTTGTATCGCTGGATATGCTGGTACTGGTAAATCTACATTGGTTAAGTTCATCGTGGCAGCTTTAGATATAGATGAACAAAACGATGTATGTTATGTAGCTTACACAGGTAAAGCTGCAAATGTTCTAAAAGAAAAAGGTTGTCCAAACACAATGACAACTCATAGATTGCTTTATCAATCAGTTCCTCGTAATGACGGAACTTTTTATCATAAAATTAAAAGACCACTTGAATATAGATATGATTTAATTGTAGTTGACGAAATATCAATGCTTCCAAAAGAAATGTGGGAGTTATTACTATCACACAAAATTCACGTAATTTGCCTTGGAGACCCGTTCCAGTTGCCTCCAATAGGAGAAGATAACGGAGTGTTAGCCAAACCTCACATTTTCCTTGATGAAATTATGAGACAAGAAGAAGAAAGTGAAATTATTCGTTTAACTATGGATATACGAGAAGGTAAGCCTTTAGAATTATTCAGAGGTAATGAAGTTCAAGTAATTGACCAAAAAGACATAATTGGTGGAATGTATGGCTGGGCAGACCAGATACTTGTTGCAAAGAATCTGACTCGCCGTACGATTAATAACCAAATGCGAAAAATGCTTTTTGAAACAGAAGATACAGCTCCAATAGAGGGAGATAAGGTAATTTGTTTGCGGAACGATTGGGAACATCCGTCTGCCTCGGGTGATATAGCGGTCAACGGCACGATAGGCACTTTATCTAATATTAGATATGCATATAATAACCCAGTTCTTAATCCTCGTATGACTGCCGATTTCTTACCAGAAACTTATACAGATGTTGATGTAGAAGTTAGCCCATATGATTTATATTTTAGAGATATAAATATGGATTATAAGCTTTTGACTACTGGAGAAGAAACTGTAACTAAAGAGAACTTCAAAACCTTTCCAAAAATTTGGAGACCTCAAACTTATGATTATGCTTATGCAATTACTTGCTGGAAAGCGCAAGGTAGCGAATATGATAAAGTATTAGTATTTGAAGAAAATTTTCCTTTAAAGAATACTATTGACCATCAAAAATATTTATATACTGCGGCTACACGTGCTAAAAATCGGTTAATTATTGTTAGAAATTTTAATTAATACCTGTCACAAGGAATTAAATTAATTAATGTAAAATTTATATATTTTCGTGGGAGGTGTTATAATTGAGTAAATTAGTAGATTTAACCAATTAGGAATTTGGTTATTGGAAGGTATTAACAAGAGGAAATAATAATTCTAATGGTAGAGCAAGATGGGTATGCAAATGTTAGGCCTGTGGAAACATTAAAGAGGTAGATGGAAGTCATTTACGTAGTGGTAGAACAACTAATTGCGGTTGTATTAGAATGGAAAAAATGCGCCAAGCCTCAATTAAAGATGAAACTGGTAAGATTTATGGACATTTAAAGGTGTTAAGACAAGCCACTCAGGAAGAAAAATATCGTCAAGATAAAACTGGCATTTTTTGGGTGTGTGAATGTTTAAATTGTGGTAATAAACATTTTGTTGTATTTGGAGATTATTTACGCAATGGTGATACAACAAGTTGTGGTTGTATAAATAGTAAAAATGAAAGTAAAATTGCTCAAATGTTAAATGAATTGAATTTAAAATATAAACAACAATATCCATATCGTGATTTGTATTTTGATTTTGCGATTTATTCAAATTCAAATGAATTATTATATATAATAGAATATGATGGTATTCAACATTTTCAAGACGGGCATTTTCATTCGGATTATAAAATAACGCATCAAAATGATTTAGTTAAAAATAAATATTGTTTTGATAATAATATACCATTAATTAGAATACCGTATAATAAAAAATATGATATTAGTGATATTGTATTATCAACAACACATTTTTTATTGACCAAAGAAAATGAAAAAAATTATTATAAAAAACAGGAGAAATAAAGATATGGAAAAAGAATATATTTATTATTGGTATCATCACATGATGCCAGATAGCGAAAGAGCCAAGATTGCCAATGTTTTTAGAGAAAAAAACTATTTTGAATTTATTAAATATTATAAATCATTAAATATATTTGGGTTAGAAAAAGGAAAATATGACGAAGAATTTGAAACATTTTTCCCTATTATATACTTTCCAAATGAAATTAGTGTGTATGAAAATGGAATATTAGTAGATACTATTAATATATTAGATAAAAATAATTTTAATTTAATTACCGACAATGAATGTGAGTGTGGATAATGGATAGTAATTTAGAAGGTGCTATGCGCGCCGCAGGTGAGGCCCTCCTTAATATGGCAGAAGAAGCAAGAAAATTAAATAATGAAATGCTTCAATTGCGGGCGCAGGTCGAACGGCATGAAGACTTTAATCAAGGTCTTAAACAACTATTTGATACTTATTACGGAGGTCAAGGATAATGGGACAATATACAACTAAAGGCTTATATAATGCCTATGATAAAAATCATAAAGAAAGAGATAAGCTTGATTATTACGCAACACCAACAGTGGAGGTAAAGAATATTCTTGATGAATTAGGAATTGATTTTTATAATTGCACAATTCTTGAACCTTGCGTTGGTGGTGGACACATGGCTGATGGAATAGATGCTTATCTTGCAGAAAGTGGATGTATTGAAAGAGTTCAGACTATAGGGACAGATATTAAGAATCGAGGGTACGAAAACCCGATTTGGGAACTTGAATATGGTCTTGATTTTTTTGCTGATGATTATCCATATGATGAAGCGGATTGGATAATTATGAATCCTCCTTATAGCGTAATTGAGCCATTTACTATTCGTGCTCTTGAAATTGCAAAAAAAGGAGTAATTATGTTGGCTCGTTTACAGTTTCTTGAGGGTGAAGGTAGATTTGAAAATATTCTTAAACTTAATCCCCCAACCGATGTATATGTATATGTAGATCGTATTCAATGCTGGAAAGACGGATTAAAACCAGAGGGTTCGTCAGCTCAAGCATATGCTTGGTTCGTCTGGGATAGAGAAAAAAATAACGAATATCTTGTGGAACCTCGCATCCATTGGATTAGAAGGGCGGATAAAAAATGCCAGAAAAAAGATATATGAAAATAATTGTTGAGTTTAGTGATGGTATTTATTATGAGCTTGATGGCGAACAACTCAATTCAAAACAGGTTGAATTAATTTCTCACATGCTTGAAATACCAGAAATGACAAAAGCAGAATGTAAGAAGACAAAATGATTTGTCTTCTTTTTCTATTTTATTTGACAATTCTATAAAAATATGATATAATATATATAGAAAATGAATAAAATTATATAAAAGAGGGTGATGATTTGAAGCTAACATATCCAGGTGGATTACATAATCATACTGAATATAGCAATCTTCGTTTACGAGATTCTATAAACACAGCAAAAGATATTATTGATTATGCTATTGAGCTTGGGCACGAAGTGATTGCATTTACAGAACACGAAACAATCGCAAATGCACTTAAAATAGAAAATTATTATAACAAAATAAAAAAGAATCATCCTGATTTTAAAGTAATCTATGGCAACGAGATTTATCTTTGCCGTGATGGTTTAAATGGTCAGAACTTTTCAAAAGAAGATGGGGATAAATACTTTCACTTTATTCTTCTTGCGAAAGATGCCGAAGGGCATCGGCAAATAAGAGAACTGTCAACTCGTGCTTGGGGCCGTTCATATACAACTGGTAAAATGCGTCGTGTGCCGACTTATTATCAAGATTTGATAGATATAATTGGCGCCAACCCCGGTCATGTAATCGGTAGTACGGCATGTCTTGGTGGATTTCTCGGAACAAAATTAATTCAAGCAAGAAGTCTTGAAGATAATCAAATTGAACACATTGGTTTTATGTCAAAGATTAAAGTTTGGCTAAAACAAATTGAAAATATATTTGGTGTTGGTAACTTCTTTTTAGAAATGCAACCTTCACCAGACAAAGACCAGATATATGTAAATCAACATATTGCGGCATTATCAAAAGCTTTAAATATTCCATATATTATAACAACAGATAGTCACTATCTTAATAAAGAAGATGCTCCAATTCACGAAGCGTTTCTTAATTCCCAAGAGGGTGATAGAGAAGTAGCAAGCTTCTATCAAACCACTTATCTTATGGGAACAGAAGAATTAGAAAGTTTCTTAAATTCTTACTTAATGGAAGAAGAAATTCAAGAAGCATATCGAAATATCAAAAAGATTAAAGATATGTGTGAAGATTTTTCATTTAAGAAACCTTTGAAAATCCCTTCGCTTGAATGGAGACAGCCAACCATAAATTCAGAGATTATCGCACCATTATATTATGATGATATTCCTTATTTAAAGAAATTTATGGAATCATCATTTGAGGGCGACAGAATTATGGCTCGTTTAATTGTGGATAGATTAGAAGATGATATACGATTAAATAATGAAGAAACATTCACAGAGCTCGATAAGAATCTTGAAATTACTTGGATAAGCTCCGAAGTTAACAAAGCTCATTGGTCAGCTTATTTCTTAAACCTCCAGAAGACACTTGATGTTTGCTGGGAAGCTGGTACTTTAGTTGGGCCTGGGCGTGGTTCTGGTGTTGGTTTCTTATTATTATATGTACTTGATATTATTCAAATTAATCCAATGTGGGAAACTACAAAAACATATCATTGGCGTTTTCTTAATCCAGACCGTGTATCTGTACTTGATATTGATACTGATATTGAAGGCGGTCGTAGAGCACAGGTTCTCCAGAAGTTGAGAGAATTCTATGGTCAAGACCGAGTGGCAAATGTTGTTACATTTGGTACAGAGGGTAGTAAGTCGGCAATTCAAACTGCCGCAAGAGGACTTGGAATTGACAATGATGTGTCACTTTATATATCTTCATTAATTCCTGCCGACAGAGGTAAGGTAAGAACTCTACATCAAGCTTATTATGGTGATGTAGAAAATGAATTTAAACCAGTTCCATTGTTCGTTCAGCAAATGAATGAATATCCAGAGCTGTGGAAAGTTGCACAGAGAATCGAAGGTATCGTTTGCCGTGTTGGTGAACACGCAGGTGGTGTAATTTTCGTTGATGAAGCTTTTACAGAATCAACCGCATTAATGAAAGTGCCGAATGGGGACGTAGTAACCCAGTTCGACCTCCACGATTGTGAAGCGGCAAGTTTGATTAAAATTGACTTGCTTTCTGTTGAAGCGTTAGATAAAATTCACACTTGTTTAGATTTGTTGTGTGAATACAATTATATAGAACAACAACCTACATTAAAAGAAACTTATATGAAGTATCTTGGAGTTTATCAACTTGAAAGAGAAAGTAAAGAAATGTGGGAAATGGTTCATAACCACGAAATTCAAAGTTTGTTCCAGATGGAAAAACAAAGTGGTATTCAAGGTATAGCATTAACCAAACCAAGCTCAGTTGACGACTTGGCGGTATTGAATTCTGTTATTCGTCTTATGGCTCAAAGCAAGGATGAAGAACAGCCATTGGTTAAGTATGCAAGATTTAAACACGATATTAATTTCTGGTATAATGAAATGAAACAATATGGTTTAACCGAAGCAGATAAAAACTTGCTTGAACCGGTTGTTGGACTGGCTTACGGCATATGTGAATCTCAGGAGAAATTTATGCAGTTGGTGCAGCTTCCGGAGTGTGGCGGATTTGACCTAACTTGGGCCGACCGTTTAAGAAAGTCAATCGCAAAGAAGAATCCTGCAGAATACGAACAATTAACAAAAGAGTATTTTGAACAGGTTGAAGCAAAAGGGTTAAACCGCAACTTATGTAACTATGTATGGAATGTTCTTGTTGCAACGAGTAGGGGATACGGATTTAACGCATCTCATACATTGGCTTACTCAATCGTAGCGTTGCAAGAAATGAACTTGGCATATAGATTTCCCATTATCTTCTGGAACTGTGCTTGTTTAATAACCGATAGTGGTGGCGCAGAACAAGAAGAGGATGAAGATGGCGGTATTTATATGGATGCCGAAGAAGAGGTTGTAGACATCTATGAACCAGAAGACTTTGACGAATATGAATATGTAGATGCCCCAGATAAGAAGACTAAGGTTAAGAAAAAAAGAGCAAAATCTACTGATTATAAAAAAATAGCAACAGCTATTGGTAAGATGATGCAGGAAGGTATTCAAGTTATGCCTCCAAACATAAATACTTCATCTTATACATTTACTCCAGATGTAGAGAATAATCAAATTATCTTTGGATTATCTGGTATTTTAAATGTTGGTGAAGATGTAATCAAAGACACAATTGCGGCTCGTCCTTTTGTGTCACCAAGGGATTACCTTAACCGAGTAAAACCCAAACGACAAGCAATGGTATCGTTAATTAAAGGTGGAGCCTTTGATGAAATGATGGATAGAAGACTTTGTATGGCTTGGTACATTTGGGAAACTTGTGACAAAAAGAAAAGACTAACTCTCCAGAATATGGGTGGGTTATTGAAATATGATATTATTCCAAACGAAACTGAAAATATTCAAACAGGTAAAAGGGTATATGAGTTTACTCGTTATCTTAAAGCAGTTTGTAAAAACGATAAAGTAACTTATAAACTTGATGAAAGAGCGATGAATTTTCTTTCTGAAATGGACTGTGATAACCTTATTTTCCAAAATGGAGATAGTTTCCATTTGGGAGTAAAGGACTGGGACAATGTATATCAAAAATGGATGGATATATTCAGAACTTGGATTGCTAACAACAAAGAAGACGCTTTAAACAGATTAAATCAAGCAATCTTTTTAGAGGATTGGAATAAATATGCAAGAGGCACAGTATCGGCTTGGGAAATGGAAGCTTTATGTTTCTATTATCACGAACACGAATTGGAAGATGCAAATTATGGTAAATATGGTATAACTGATTTCTTTAATTTACCAGAAGAACCAATAGTGGATAGAAGTTTTGTTAAGGGTGGAAAAACCATTAATCTTTTCAAACTCTATAAGATTTGTGGTACTTGTATAGCAAAAGATAAAAACAAAAGTACAGTAACTTTATTAACTCCAGAAGGTGTTGTTACTATCAAATTTAGAAAGGAATATTTCAGCTTATTTGATAAACAGATTTCTGAAAAGAATCCAGATGGTACGAAAACTGTTAAAGAGAAGTCTTGGTTTAATCGTGGCAATATGATTATGGTTCAAGGCTTTAGATCAGGAGATAATTTCGTGCCGAAAAAGTACGCAAATTCTGGTGGTCATCAACTATATAAGATTGACTCAATTGATAAATATGGTGACTTAACTTTAAGAACTGATAGATATCAAGGAGGAATAGAATAATGGGTAATATAACTTGCT